AGATAGGCACTTCCATGTGCCAAGGTGAACCTAATAAGGGGTTGTCTCAACTGTGTAGCTAGCGGCTGGGGCAGCTAGGGCAGTGGAGAGGAAGTAGGCGAATTCGTCGATGGTTGCTAAGGATTGATAATAATCAAAACATTATTAGCCGCAGTTTCAGGAATAGTAACAGCGTTTCCATAAGCCGACATAAAACCAAGTTGCCCACTACTAACAGTAGTTGTATTTACAGTACTACCATCAGCAGGATTAATCTCCAACAGCCTTCCATCAGCAATAAGTACAAACAGTTTAGAACTTTCAGAAAGATAAAATACATCATGAACTGCCGCAGTATAACTATAACTAGCAATTAAAGAACAGTCAATAGCCGATAATTTCTTAAGTAAGTTAGTAGTGTTACAACTTATCCAGATATAACTCCCATCGAAAGCAATCCTAGTTCCGTTAGGTACTGCCGCTTGTGCTGCAACTGTGCAGTCAGAAGCTAACTTAAACACAGATGTAGCAGTAACTACATAGATAAACCCATTACTTGCAGAGATTATTGAATAGGGATTGCCATCAATTGCTACCGAAGCTATAATACTTAAGGTACTTGGATTAACCTTATATACCGCAGGTGTCATAGTAGCTACCCAGATATAAGTACCATCTGATGTATGTGCAAGTGTCCTATCTGCTAAGCCTGATATACTTTGTCTAGTTATAGTACCAGCACCCTCATCAGTTACTAGGTACATACCTAAAGTACCACCACCATTAACCCAACCCTGTACACAGACCCAGAATCCAGCAGCATCTTTTGTCATAGTTGTTGGGTAATCAAGAGAGCTTCCTATACTAAATGTGGTAAAAGTAGTTAAGTTTACTCCAGTAATACCACCCAATTCATCATATCTACCAAAGTAAGCATTAGTATCAGTTGTAAGTGAGAAGTATGGTAATGGTGCATAGATGGGATGTTCAACAGGTGCAGTTGCAAACAAAGGATACCTTGTAACACTTCCATCCCCATACCCAGCAGTGTACACAAAGTTAAACTCATCAACCGAACCATTCCTAGGGTCAACACCTAGGTTCTCCAATTGTTGCAAACTTCCATCAGCTATACTAAACACATGGGACTTATTATAGTTATCAGGTAGGTTATAAGGAGAGTAATCCTTAGAAACAGTAACAATAAGTATCCCACCAGCATAATTAAAGTAGGAAAATCCTGTAATAGTTGAGTTAGCTACCCCAGTATCATAGGTTGCTAGGATTGCACCACTTGTTTTATCTACTTTATAGATATTTCCCGTAAGGAAAGCACCTACCCAAATATAAGTACCGTCGAAGACAATACCATAAGGGTTAGTACCAATGGTGTAGTTTGCATTTAGCGTAGCATCTAGGTTAAGTTTAGTAACTACCCCCGTTCCAGCAGCATACGTTGTAAAGTCAAACCCAGCCACCCAAACTTTACTACCATCGAAGGCTAAATTGATTGGGTAATGTCCCATAGTATAAGAAGCAAGCTCGACTAACGCTGTACTTATCTTAATAACCCTTCCATCCCAATAAGAACTAGCCCATAAGTTAGTTCCATCGAAGATTACTTGATGTAGCCCGTTGCCAATACTTGCAGAAGCTATAATAGCACCAGCAGTTGTCATCTTAACAATAGTTGATGAACCAAAACAAGTTATATACAAGTGTGTGCCATCAAAGGCTATCCCAGAAGGCGTAACCCCACCAGTAGGATAGCTAGTAACAGCTAACGAAGTTGTGTCAGTTCTTTCAATAGCATTAGTGCCTGTGTTAGTTATCCAAATATAACCTGTAGTTGCTAGGGACGTATGTTTATTACCTAATGTTGGTTTAATAGAAGGAGGTACTACTGTACCCCTAAAAGCCTTACGGATATTAAATAAGATACTAGGCATCTTAAGCACATTCAGTTATATTAAGTTTACCAGCAACACTAGCAATAGCGTTAAACTTAGCACCAGCTGGTACAGAGATTAGATAAGATGGTATGTTAGCTGGTAGGAATAAACCAACCGCCCCGAATACTGGAGCTGGTGGCGCACCAGCACCAAAGAAATACCAACAATCAGTAGTTGCCGTTAGGATAACTCTCCTAGTCCCAGCCTGTACAGCTTGAGAAACTGAATTAGACCCAGATAGTGTAGATGTAAATGCCCCAAGTACAGAGATAGTTTGACTATTAACTAAGTCAGTTAGCTTTGCTAAGATAGCATCTTGTTTAGCAACAGTAGCTAGCCCTGAACCAGCAATAGGTGTGGTACTAACGTAACCAACTTGAACTCCAATGGTAGGTGTACCTACTAGGTCAAGCCCTGTTGTCAAGTTCTGCCAAGCAGAATAAGTCTCAACAGATGGTACTTGGGTTATATCAACGGTCTTACGAACTAGGATACTATCACCAGCAGTTGCACCAGTAAAGCTGATAAGTGCTGTGTAATAGATGTCAGAGATTGCAAGTTCTGCTTGTGTATTAGCAGATGCAGCTATAAGGGTATCGAGTTTACTGTTTGTAATAACTTGGTTAGCGGCACTAGCATCACCAGCCCCGCCACCACCACCACCACTACTTGCTTCACTATAAGTACCATCCCCATTGTCGATATATCTAACAGGTATGTCAACAATCTCTGTTCCATCTAATTCTTTACTACCTTTCTTCACTATAACTACATTAGTCATTTTCGTAACCCTCAAAATTTGCAATAATTTCTTCGTAGTCTAGTGAAGTATCTAACATCACCTCTACATACTTTTGACTATCTCCAATAGCCTGTTCCTCTAAGCGTTCTCCTAAAGAGAATAACTCACTAATACATTTATCTACAGCAGGTTGAAGTTCTGGTGCTTGGTCTGCTGAGTGACGCAAGATATTAACCATAGTTGTGAATAGTGGGAACATTAACTGTTCCAGCTCACTTTTTTGGATAAGTTCATTCCTTGCAACTAGATTCTTTGTCCAAAGTTCCTGCTCCCTAGCTTTATCAAGACGAATCTTCTGAATCTTCTCAGCTATAGTAACTTGGTCTAGTTGGTCACGAAGCTCCGAGTTCTTAAACCTAGGTTTAGCTTCTGCTTCAACAAGTTTTGCCTTAGCGGCTAAGTCCTTGGCTTCCTTATTCTGACGATAGTAATTAACCAAGGTAGTTGCATAGTCTTTATAGGATAAGCAATCCCTGAATGTACCTAAATCAGTCAGGTCTTTCCAAATCTTAGGATTAATACCACAAAGTTCTTGTACCCTACTAAGTACGGCTTGGTCATTAACTGACTGTATATACGGATTAGACATAGGTTTATGTTTATTTATGTGGTGGAATAACAGTTATAATAGAATAGTATAACAGAACTAAACCACCAATGTATTTAAGAAGTTTACCAAAGCCAATTGAGAATTTAAGAGCTTGTTGGGCAGTTTCATAGGCAGCTAGTACCTCAGCCGTAGAAGCTGTTAGTTCTTTTATCTCTTTTCTAAGAGCTTCAAGTGTAGCAGTTGTGTGTGTTTTATAGACTTCTGAGTCAGCAATATGCTCTTCCAATAACTTCGTGAATGCCTCTTCTGCTGGGAATTTTCTACGTTCTCTAAACTCTTCCATTTTGACATCCTTTACAAAATAACTATAAGATTTATTAGCCTGTGCAACTAGCTAAATAACAATGTTTGTTTTAGCTAATAATTTATGGTACTATACCTTAAATATCCTAAAACTGTCAAGCAACTATGGCAAATGAAAATCTAACACTTATTCAACAACTAGAACTACCAAACTTAGTAGAACTGTTTGAGATAGATTACAATGGAACAATCTATAGGCTGACTAATGCCCTAAGAAGTGGTAGTTTATTCTGGGAAGGCAACGAGTTCTTTGCGTTTCCAGTTATAATCTCAGATGTTACCTTTAATGAGACTAATGCTAATGATACTCCGAAGCTATCAATAGCTAAGAGAGATGCTTATTGGCTTTCAGCAGTTTACAAAGTACCAAACCTTAAGGGAGCGAAGGTAACTTATGTGCAAACTGCGGAAACTTATATAGGATTAGATGCTGGAAGCAGTACACCTTTGTTCTTAATGAAAAGGCACTTTACTGTTAATCAAATGCTTTCTAAACAAGCTGGACAATTAGTCTACGGACTTAACACCTATACTAACTTCCGTCAAATGAAGTTTCCACGTCGCCAAATGTTGCGTGATGGTCGTGTTAAGATGAGATTTGAAGGACTTGCAATAACGAAATCTGTTTAACTTAACTAAACAACATATTGGAGATAATATGCAACTTTCAAATTCAGCCTTACTACAAATAGAACTAGCAACTCGAAGAACCTTTCCGAATGAAATGTGCGGTTTCATCTACTATGACGGTTCTTTCATAGAACAAGTAAACATCGCAGAAGATAAGACTAAATCCTTTGAGATAGACCCTTTGCAATTCACTAGAGAAAAGGATGTTATCTACGCTATTATTCATTCTCATACAGGAAAGAGCCATATACATATACAAACGCCAAGTCTTGCAGACCTTTTACTAGCTACAGAAGTTGGACTACCATTGTACATCTCTGCCTATGACGGAAGCCTATACTACCAACCTTTAAAAGTACCGCCTGAACCCTCTAAAGATTACATCAATCGACCTTATATCTTTGGAGTTTCGGACTGCGGTTGTCTTATCAGGGATTACTATCATTTCGAGTTTGGAATTGACATTAAGATTCCATTAACAGACCATCTTACAGAGAAGAAGTCTTGGGCAGATTTAGTTAAGCGAGTTCTCGAAGATAACAAGCTACAAGAACACAATCTACTCCAACAAGATAACATAACAGCATCAATTAAGAAGAACAATCTAATTGATATTACCAAGACAGGGCAGTTAAGAAAAGGAGACTTACTTATTACTTCAATACTTGGCTTCAAGGACAATCATGCTATGATTTATCTAGGAGATAATATGATACTTAATCAGGGCGAAATATCAAAGATTGAACCACTTGAACTATATCTTAATAAGATAACAAAGGTTTACAGACATCCAGATTTAGGAGAATAAGATGCAAGTTATTTACTATTCAGACAACGGTGTTGAAAGGTTTAACCTACAAGTATTAAACTTAGTGCAACTTTATGATTATCTTAGGGTAAATAAGCCAGCTTTATTTAAAGAAGTTTCTGAAAGAGAACTTTGCTATACTGTATATGAAGAAGAAAAGGAGAAAGCCTACCCAATCTTACCAACTATGTTAGAATATGATATTAGTAGTTATGATGTGTTAGTTGTTTGCCCAAAGATAAGTGGGGAAGCAATCTTTACTTCTATAGTAGCAGGCGTAACAGCTTTGGGTGGTTCACTTACACTAGGATATGCGGTAGCAACCATAGTTACTGTTGGTCTTGTAATAGGTTTAGGTATGTTGGTACGCGCCTTAACTCCACAAAACAAACTAGATAAAGACCAAGACCCGTCCAACTTATCTAAACTATATAATGGTGTCCCAAACATAACCGAACAAGGTGGTAGTGTTCCAGTTGTCTTTGGTAACTGCCTTTTTGGTGGGGTTCGTATAGGACTTAGACTTGAGCAAACCTTACCAATATACACTGATGTTATCCCTATTGGAACTTTTGCAGAGGGTATGAACTACCCAGCTAACTGGATGAGATTTGTATGAATACTTTACCTAGACTATACGGGGAAGGTGGTAGCCCACCTGCACAACCAGTTAGCTATCCTGCTAATTTAAAAGCTACGCAGTCATTATATTTACTTTTTGTAGTTAGTGAAGGTGAGATTACTAACATTGAAGACATCTACATAGATGATGTAAGTATCACTGAGTTTACAGCTAGTTGGTCTTTTACCTTCGGAGAAGTAAATCAAGGGCAGATAGCGCATCTTAACTCTACAGCAATAACAGAAGCAGTAGATGTTCCACTACCTTATGAAGACCCTGCTGGTGTAGTTAGACCAATAGACGGTTCGTATGAGTACATAGATATTGCAGTAAACTTTAGTACGGTAGTTTATATAACTCCAGAAGGTGACTCTGTTTATGCCATGGTAGTTTTTAATATATCTACCGCTGATAGTTATTTACTAGGAGGTTACTCTCTAGTTAATAGTCCAGCTATTGTTGGAAAAAGCGATGGGCAATATCAAGCATCATTTAGAGTAAGTAGACCTGTTACTAACACAGGAGACCACGAGTGGGGTGTTCGGATAGCGCATAGTGCTTTGTCAGGTTTTCCATTAGACTCTGATGTTGTTATGTCTGTCCCACATATAACCTACTACAGTACAGACAATGTAAGCAACTATGCAGGTTCTGCCTTAATAGCTATTAGACTGGAGGATGCTACAGAAGTAGCTAATAGAATACCAAATATATCTATTAGAGGTTCTGGTGTCAAGTTAATGCTTCCACTGAGAGACTACTATGACCCTAATACTAAGTTATACTCCGATGGTGATAGTTGGGTGTCGCCAACAGACCCAACAAGAATATCTTGGGATGGTACTTTTAATACCGTAGCTGGCTTACCTGTTTATAACTACTCAAATAACCTAAGTTGGGTAATCTATAACTTTCTAAGTGATTGGTTATTCTTTGAAGTTGATGGTATTCGCTACCCACGAGGTTGTGACATTCCTAGAGAACATCTTGCGCATTTTACTTTTGAAGAATACGCTAGATACTGTGATGAGTTGCTTTCTTACAGGGAGACTCCAAGTTCCGCAGTCTTAACAGAGCCGAGATATACACTTAATAGACAATTCATTGAACGTAAAGATGCTAAGATAGCTAGAGACGACCTACTAACAGTAGGAAATGCAGAACTCATTGAATATGGTGGCTTGGTATCTATTGTATGGGATAGACGTTTCACTACCGAGGAAATAAATCAAAGCCCTGTCTTTACTAACCAAAATGTACTTGAAGGACTCTTTGAGTACGCTAGTGCAGACATTACAGATAACAATACACAAATAAACGTAACAATCCAAGAAATTGACAATAGGAATAGAACTAGAACAATCACAGTCTTAGTTGATGACTTGGAGGACTTTCTTTCAGTGCCGAGAGGACACTTTGTAGACCTTTATGGTTATACAAGTTCAGACTTCTTAATGCTTGGTTGTGCTAGTGTCTCTGCTGGAATACGAAAGGGGAGAAACCTACTGTGGGACTCCCTCATGATTGACTTAGAGGGTGACGGTATAGTACAATTCCGCTGTCTTATAGAAGCTGTTATGCTTCATAAAGGGAGTTTAATAAGAATACATGATAGTAACTTATTTGATACAGTAGAGACTGGAAGGGTTGTTAGTTATGTTTCTAGCCCAGTTGGAATTAACCTAGTATTAGATAGAGCCATAACATTAACAGGTATAACTACTATTATGGTTTATAATTCTATTGGTGAATTAGTAGAGCTAATGCTTAATGAAGTTGCAGGAAGTTTAACAGAAGTTTCAGCCGCGCATACAGGAACACTAGAGTTAATTGCCCAAAGTATCTTTATTCAGAAGTCAGAAAGGACAACCCCATATAAAGTAACTAACCTCACAAAAGAAGAAGATGTTTACCTGATAGAAGCTACAAAATATGATGCTAGAAAGTATGATTTCATTGAACAGGTAGTTACCTTACCAAGTACAAATAATTTCGTTGAAGTTATACAAGGGAAGACGGCTAGTGTTACAAACATACAGTTACAAGATTTCACAAACTTAAGCGACTTAACAAATAAGCATTTTGTATTAACATGGGAACACGTTCAAGAAGCTGGACGAACCTATACTTATCAGGTAACTTACACAACCTCACTTGGAGTAACTGGAACTGTCACAGTAAATACAAAGAGTTTTGATTTTGTTGCTACCATACTTCAAGATAATACAACATATTTCTTCACAATAGTAGCTATAAGCTCCTTAGATTTACCAAGTAAACCAGTTACCTACAGTTTTGCAGAAATTCGTTATGACACTACTGCAACCTATGACACTAATAACTATTATGATGGGTATTCACCCATGCAATTTTAACGGAGATAGAACATGGCTAGTACAATTGACGCTACAAAACCTTTAACAAATGCCTTAGTAACTTCTAGTGTATTAAGGGCTTTGGCTGCTGCTGCTAAGTTTGACATAGAAGCCTTGCAAACAGCAATAGGAGGTATGACTGACCCACTAACTAGGGTACTAACAGGGTTTACATCTGCCACAGGTACTATCACATCTGCGGATACAATCCTTAGTGCCATACAGAAACTATATGGTAACAAAGATGTTAGTAATGGCTATGCTGGTCTTACATTATTTAAGATTAACTTCAAGAATGTTGCCGATACCTTTACAAGTTTCTTAACTAATACAAATACAGCCGCTAGAACATACACTTTCCCAGATAAAGATATTACAGTAGCTGGTTTAGTTGACTTAGTTGGTAAAAACTTACTACTTAACCCAGCCTTTACGATAAACCAACGTGCGGTCTCTGGTACAGTTACATTAGCTGGTGGCGTATATGGGCATGACCGTTGGAAAGCTGGGGCTTCTGGTTGTACCTATAACTTTGTAACTATCAATGGTTTGACAACGATAACTATAACAGCTGGTTCGCTTATACAGATAGTAGAAGATGTTAATGTACCTTATGGTGTGAATACGCATACATTAAGTTGGACTGGTACAGCACAAGGTAAGGTTGCTAGTGGTAGTTATAGCACAAGTGGTATTACTGCTAGTATAACTGGTGGGGTTAGTACACAGGTAGAGTTTAACACTGGCACACTAACCTTAGTTCAACTAGAACTTGGAAGTCTTCCTACTAAGTTTGAACAACGTGCTTACCATACTGAGTTATCAATTTGTAAGCGATACTTTGAAGTAATAAAAACAGAAACTACTAATCAAGGGGTAGCGTCTGGTGTAGCTACAAGTGGAACAAGTGCTAGTGTTGTGTTGCTATATGTACAGAAGTGTAAAAAACCAACTATTACATTTAGTGCAGGGTGGCTTGGTGCGGACGGTGCTTCTAATGTTTCTAGTACGTTATCTACGTCTATAGTAGGTTTCGATAGAGCTACTCTTAGTATAAGTATGGTTGCAACAGTAGCTTCCCGTGCAGTTGTACTTAACTGCGATGCAGTAGGTAGAACAATCACCTTAGAAGCGGAGTTATAGTATGCACTTTAAAGCTACCTTAGCAAATATAGCAGAACGAAAGTTAATTGCAACTTGTCTTAAACTTTGTAGACCTATTCTTCGTATCTCTACCTTAGAATGGGCAAAGAAATACAGAAGTATGGATAGTGCAGAGACTTCTTTCGGTGTAGGTAAGTTTGACCCAGACTATACACCATACATGGAATACGTCTACGACTGTCTTGATAACTTACAAATACCAATTATCTGCTCTCAGAAGTCTGCTCGCATAGCGTGGACAGAAACTATTAATAACTACAGAGGAAGGAGAATCCATACCCAACCTTGTAATATGCTATTAGGCTTTCCAACTAAAGAAGATGCAAGAACTTTTGGTAAGGAAAAGTTTAAATGGTTCTTGCAGAACACGCCAATCATGTCAGGCTTAGTTGACGTAGGAATGTCAGAGAATAAGAAGTCTATTTTTGATTATTCTTTCTCAGGTGGTAGTTTAAGACTTCGTACACTTGGTAGTATTGGTTCTCTTAAGTCAAACAATGTACCTTATATTGAAATCGAAGAACCAGATGACTTGAAGAATAACATTGCAGGACAAGGGGATGTTCTTTCTAACTTAAAGGAACGGCAAAAGCTAGTACCAACAAGTATGAAGAAACTAATCTTCGGTGGCACTCCAACTCACATGGACTTTTCTCTTGTAGAAAATGCTATTAAGACCTCTAATCAACTTGTTTTCAAAGCTGAATGCCATGAATGTCTTACCCTAGTACCTATGGATGGTACAAGTTTTGACTGTATTCGCTATGCGGAGTATGGCGACCGTAAGATAGATGACATCTATGGAAAGCATGACCCTATGTCTGCTAAGTTTTACTGCCCAAGTTGCAATACCGAATGGACTTTTGAACAGAAAGATGTTAATATCCGTGCAGGTAAAAAACACGGTTTCACCGACCATACAGGGAATTTCTCTAAGGGTTGGCATCCTAAGAAACCTGAAATAGTTGATAACTTTGGATTCATCTTCTCTGAACTTCTAAGCCCTTTTGCTGGTAGCCACTTTGTAGAACTTGCAAAGAAAAGAATACTTGCAGAACAAGACCTTGCAAGAGGTAAAGAAGGTTTAATGCAAACCTTTTATAATAACTCTAGAGGTATGAGTTATGCTAGTGGGGTAAGTGCCTTAACAGTTGAAGAAATGCGAAAACTGCGCAGCAACTATCCAGAAGGTATAGTACCTAGTGACGGTCTTATCTTAACTATAGGTGTGGATGTTCAGATTAATCGCTTTGCGTATGTTATAAGAGCTTGGGGAAGAAATGGAAACTCCTACTTAGTAACTTGGAGAGAAATCTTTGGAAACACCCAAAACTATCAAGACCCTGTTTGGACAGAACTAAAGAATATCTTTACTGGAGTTTACAAACACGCAAGTGGTAAAGAGATGCGAATCTCAGCAGGAAGTATAGACTCTGGTTGGAATACAGAACTTGTTTACCGATTCATTCAAGAGATAAACCAGATACAAGGATATGAACATTTCTTTGCTACTAAAGGTAGTGATGAACTTCGCTTTAGCCACGATGAAATCTACAACGAACCTTCTGAGATGGACATACTAACCTACAAGTCAGCAAGACGTACACTTGCAGAAACTATGGGCGTTAAGGTTTATAACATTGGAGCGCATAAAGCACATAACGAGATACTTCGTAGAGTTAGTCTTAACTTAGTTGAAGGTTGTAATCAAGATAGATACTACTTTAATGAGCAAAGTTATGGACTTTATGAAGCACAGATGACTTCATGTAGGAAACTTATTGATGTTAGAAGTGGAACGCAAAGAGAGATTTATAAGTTAGTAAGTGGGAAAAGGAAGGAGGCTATGGATGCTGAGAAGAATGTAATCCACTCAGCTTACGCGATAGGCATACCTTCCTTTACAACAGAACATTGGAAACAACTTGAAAATTATTTATATAACTAGGAGAAATAAATGAATAGAATACTTAACTGGGTAAGAGACAGATTATCTGAGAAAACAACACTTGCAGCCTTAACTGGTTTGATAGGTCTATTACTACAACGTATTAATATCCCAGAAGATATTATCCCATACTTAGTTAGTTTAATTATGGCGGCATTAGTCTCCTTTGCTGTAACCAAAGGTTAATTGGGTTAGTATGAGTAGTCTTGACCAAAAAGACCTTCATATCTGTCATGTGTTTGTAGAAAAGTCTGGGAGTTTGGTATGTAAGACGTGCCAAACTCCCTTACCTAGAAAGTTAAAGTGGTCTGATTTAGTATTGCCGCCTATAAATTTGCACAGTTTACCAAACTAAGGTACAATAAGTAATACAACTGGAGATGCTAATGTCAACGACAATAACTAGACAAATGAAACTTACAATAGCCTACGCCGACTTAGCTAAAGTCAATGCTGCTATTGACCTACTTATGCAAGGGAAGCTCTTACAAAGAGTAGAGATAGGCTCTATGGAGTTTCGCAGAGTCTATGATAATAACAAAGTATCCTTAAGTGACCTTAAAGAACTTCGTAAAGAACTTCTGGAAATGATAGATACTTTGGAAGGTGGAACGGAAGTTATGTACCGCACAGGTGCAAGTGTTCCTTTATTAGTTAATCGGAGATTCTGATGCGTATACTAGATAATACTTCAATAGTACAGGAGTTATTAAAACCAAACTCTACTAGAATAAAAATGCTTGTAGATGGTATCTGGCACAGTATATGTGTAAATAACCATAAGTCAAGGGATGGCAAGACTATTAAAGCTATGGTAGCTGGTAACTTAATAACTATAACTAATGGTTTTGGAAAATTTTGTAACCCATTGGAGTCTTCTAATGACTGACACAACCATTATAGTCCCAGACTTATACCAAAGTAACTATGCCGCAGCTAGTACAGAGTATTCTTTAGCACATAGGCAAGCTGGTATAGGGGATGCTGATACACTAGGAGTCTCGGAGATACTCTTTCTAACAGCTCGTAGTCGTTATATGTGTCGCAATAATGCCGTAGCTTCCTCTGCCCAAGACAAGTATGCAACTAAGCTAGGAAGTATTAAAGTTACTTGGAGTAGTCCTGACGGTAGCAAGCATAACATAATGCAAGATTTATGGGATAGTTGGGCAGAGAACCCTATGCTGGATGGATTCGGTAACCTTGATACATGGCAAGTTGCTTGTAATCATGAAAGATTTGCATCTGGTAAAGCACTTACAAGACTCCACACCGTAGTTAATGACCATCCAATACCACTAAAACTCCAAGGTATTCCAGCAGAGTATTGGGATATTAATTATACAGGTACAGATAATCCTTCACTTAATAGCAATGGACTTGTAACAAAGTACGGCATAACCTTCCAAAACACCAAACCTTTAGCCTATCACTTCTTCAAAGAAGGTTACTTTAGTATCAAACCTCTTCCAATAAAAGATGGTTGGAAAAGAGAAATTATAGATGCAAATGATATTATCAATTGCTTTGAAAGAAAGAATGCTAATCAATGGATAGGCGTTCCATTGTTGTCAAGTTGCTTATTGACTATCTATGCCCTTGAAGACCTTTGTGATGCAACAATAAAGCAGCAAACTAATGCTTCCGCAGTAAGTTGGATAGTCTCGTCCGAGGGTTCTAACTTATTAAGAACCCCCGTTGGGAGTGTCTCCGTGCAAGGAAAGTCCGACCTTAACGACACAAACAAACAAACTATCTTCCGAAGTGCTTCTGGTAATGTACATTACTTAGCAACAGGAGAGAGACTTGAGCAGGTACAAAGTACAGATATTGGTAATAATCTAGTTCCAATGATAAAAAGCGAACTTGAGTTAGTTGCTTCTGCCCTCAATATGCCTTATTTTGAGTTAAAAGGTGATACATCAGGTATGGACTTTAGCTCTATCCGTGCAATCCTTATCCAATGGAGAAATAGAGTGGAGTTTATCTATAACATGATAACTATTCCAACTCAAATGAAACCACTTACGACTAGATTCCAAGCCTATGCTAAACTTAAATATAAAGTTGCAAATGCTAAGCCAACGTATCAATTACCACGTTGGTATGGTGTTGATGACCTTAAAGATAGTCAAGCTGACTTACTAGAAGTTATGAGCGGTCAAACAACTATGCAAGCTATCTGGGCAGAACGTGGAACTTCCCGTGAAGAGATAGAAGCAAGTATGGAAGCTTTGAAAGAGATGGGACTGTGGGAATATGTTATGAAAAGTAATAATCCAACGCCAGTTAATAAGGCTGTGTCTAGTACGGATACTACCGCACCGTAAAAAACTTATATACTTTCAAACTATTATGGTATAATGCAACCCATAGGAGAATTTTATGAACCGTAAAGAACTATTTGCACATCTTAAAGCTAATGAAACCAAACTTATTCAAGAGAAAACCTTGAAAGTTAAGTTTGCAGACGGTTGTGTAGCTTCACCAGAGATTCTTCAACGAGTAGCTGCAAAAGAGTCAGGAACTAAATCTACTGGTACTGAAAGTGAAGAACCTGTCATCGAACCAGATACACTGCTTGTAAAGGTTGTTGCCAATACAGCTAATTGGATGGATTCTCATGATGATGTTCTTACAGCAGATGCTTACAAGGAAAGTGTCTTCAAAAGAGGAACTTCTATTCCACATATTCTCGACCACAAGCATAGTGTTACTTCCTTTGTTGGTGATGTCCAAAAGGTCTATACTGAACAACTTAATCTTAAAGACTTAGGGTTATCTCAGGAAGGAAGTACCACTGCCCTTATCTTTGAAACACTTATAAAGAAAGACTACAACGAAGATGTTTATAAGTTCTATGCTAATGGTAAGATTAATCAGCATAGTATTGGTCTTATGTATCAGGAACTTAGACTAGCGTTAGATTCCTCCGATGCAGAAGATGTAGCCTATAAAGAAGTTTGGGATAAATACTATCCAGACATTATTAATAAGGAACAAGCTGACAAATATGGAATGTTCTGGGCAGTTACTAAGGTAGACATCTTAGAAAACTCTGCTGTCCTCTTCGGGGCGAATGAACTTACCCCAACATTAGAATTATCAAGTAAGTCTTTAGACCTACCTGTAAATGATTTACCAACCCTATCTGCTCAAGTAGAGCAAGGAGAAAACACAATGTCTTTGACAATCGAAGAAGCATTGAAAAAAATCTCAGACTTAGAAACTGAGGTGAAACAAGCTTCTGCTTTAGCTACTAAAGCAGAAAGAGAACGTACAGTAGGTATTTTAGAAGCTGCAAAGACTTTTAGCCTAGACCATGAAACTGCAATCAAAGCTGTTAATAAAGCTAAATGGGATGTTGACGATGTTGTAGACTTCTTTACTTCGATTAAAGCTGAGAAAGATGCAGCACAGGCTATCGACACCACTGTAGTACCTTTTGGCAAAACTTCCGAACAAGTAACTGGTGCTTCTGAACACTATGTACCTGCTTTCTTAAAACAAAAAGGAGCTAAATAATGGAAAGTCCACATACAATGGGTTACTGGGAACATCAACAAGATGCAGGTTTTAAGAACTACCCAGAAAGAACCACAAATCGTCCTTTTGTACCTGAGAAGTCTCAGACTATCACAATTGCGTCTGGTCAAGTCTTAAAAGCAAGAAGCTTTCTTGTGAGTAACACGGCTGGTAAGATGATTGCGGCTGGTAACATTGCTGAATATGCTAAGTTAGTTCTTGGCGGTACAGTTGGTGCAGCTGACACAGTTATTATGGCTGGAGTGACCTTGACAGTTGCAGCTACTATGACTGCAGCAGAGGTACGAGCTGCTTTCATTTCAATGTCAACTACTAAAGGTACTTTCACAGGTACTTTAACAGGTTGGGAATTAGTAGCCGACCCTTCTAGTGCAGTCACCTTATGGGCTTATGCTACAACGGGTTTAACTAACGTAACAGACTTTGCAGTTACAGGAACTAATGCTTCCTTAACTAAAACTGTAACAACTGTTGCTGGTTCAGCTACTTTCCAGAAACCTGCTGTTATCCTAGCTATGGATGTTGATGCAACTTCTGGTGATGTAGTATCTTCTGGTTATATTGAAGCCTATGCTTATGAAAGTGAAGTTCTCTGGGGTGTGGATGTTGCAGTTGATGTTGTCACTAAAGCAGATGGCACTACTGTAGCTTGTACAGCCTACAATACTGGTGCAGTAACCCCTTTACTTCGTAAGAAGTATGTAGAAGGTACTGAGTTTGAAATCGTAACACCTACAGCGGGTGAGGAGTTAGTATAATGGCTGATTTAATCTTAATGACACCTTACCAAAGTGGCTTAACTACTTTAGATGGTGCAATTTCCGCAAACCCTTTACCAAGACCTTTGGCAATGTCTCAGTGGTTTGGACAAGAAGTTACAACTACTAAAGATAGAATCAATGTTGACTATGAGTTTGGAGCAACCAACTTAATTGCTCGTTTCGTAGCACCAACTATTGATGCTGCTAAGTTTGCCCACCCTAACTTTGGCACTAAAGAGATGACCTTTGGTTATGCTAAAGCGGCTGTTGAAAGTCCTGACTTAACTGAGATTTCTCAAAGAATGTTCGGTCAACCTTTTGGTGCTGAACAGAACTTCCAAGCTAACTATGATATGATTCTTGCAAAAGACATGGACAGAGCTGAGAAGAGTATAGAGAACTTAGAAGAGTTATGTGCTACACACTTGTTAGTCTACGGTAGTTATACAACTGCTATCTCTGGCGACAATGCGCAACATCCTTTAGTTACTTTCGATTGGGGAAGAACTAAGCTAGAGAACCCAACTGCAACTACGCAAGCAGCTCGTAATGCTACTAGAGAGGCTGTTTACAATGAGTGGATTCCTGAAGTTGATTTAACTACCTTGAAAGCAAATACAATAACTGATGTTGGTGGTGGTTTGTCTTGGGATACTAAGGATAACACCTCTGGTACTCCAGCAACAATCACAGCTACACTACCAGTTGACCCAATCGAGCATTTACGCCGTATGGATAGAATCTGTGCCTACAGAGCTGGCTCTACAGAAGCTTTTGTTATGTCTGACGATGCTTGGGCTTGGTATTTAGCTGCTTTGAAAGGTGCGAAGTATCAAGACTTGTGGGACTTAACAAAGAATGCTACACCAAGAATCCAAAATCCTATCTTAGATATGATTCATAACTTCCAAGGTTGGTTCTTGCGTGGGTATATGTTAGACGATGTTGGTATGACTGTTCCTATCTTTGGATATAGTGGTACTTATGACAACATCGACACAGGTGTTAGAACTAAGTATTTTCCAGACGGTTACGTTGTAGCCTTGCCAAGTAGAAGTTACGGTAAGAAAATCTATGGTCGTATCATGCACCCTAAAGCGGCTTGGCTTCCTGCTAAACGCTGGGTGAATCAATGGGGTAACACCAAAACAGGTTATACAGAGTGGGAACTTCACTCTAGTTTCTTGTTAGGTCATACTGATATTGATACAGTAGTTAGTTGGAAAGTATGTTCTACTGCGCCAGCGGCTACCCTGTAAAGTTACAGTTGTGAGGCTGTGAAATCGTGGGCTACTTAGCTTATCTCCCTAAGTTAGCCCACACCCTTTAAGGAGTTTACTATGTTTAAGTTAAGTGATAAGTCGTTAGTTAAAATGAAAGGTGTTGACCCTGCATTAGTAGCAGTTGTTACGAAAGCTATTGAACTATCCCCAGTTGACTTTGGAGTTACAGAAGGTTTACGTTCGGTTGAAAGACAGAAAGAGTTATTTAAAGCTGGTAAGTCGCAGACTATGAAGAGTAGACATATTATCGGTGAAGCTGTTGACTTAGTAGCCTATGTAAATGGGAAGGTTGATTGGACTTGGAAATACTATGAGCAGATTGCCAGAGCTATGAAACAAGCAGCAGAAGAACTAGGTATAGCTATTGAATGGGGAGGGGACTGGGTATCTTTTAAGGACGGAGTTCACTTCCAACTTGAGAAGAAGAAATGAGTAACTTAGTATTACCTATAAGTCCATCTGGAAGGTCAAATAAAGGTGAACTAACTAAATGGCTGACTAAGAATCTTGAGTCATCTTTAAAAATAGAAAGGTTTAACCAAAACTTAGTTGTTTTTAAAAATGATTGGTGTAAGACTGCGGCAACTTTGTACACGAAGAGAACTCAAAAGGACTTTGTAAAAGGTGTTACAATGAGTACACTTACTAAAGGAACTGCTAAGGGTATTTTAGGTGGAAACTCTGCAAGAACTTTAGCTAATATAACACTAAAGGTCGAAGCACAGCAATTAACTAGCTTTAGCTATGATACACATCTTGGTAAAGTAAGTAGTGCCGATGGTTTACATTCTGGTAAATTTAGAATTACCAGAGCCGCTATTATAAAAGGACAAAGAAAACAAGTTGTTGTAGTAGGTAGCAAAAGTAAGTCGGCTAGATTTGCTGGAGCTAGAGACGGAAAGTCGCCCTTATATCAAGGACGTATTAAAGGTTTCATACCTAAAGGTTCTAAGAAAATATACATAAGACTGCAACCACATACTTGGGTAGACGGAAGTAGACAACCAATAGCTCAAATGTTTGGTATACCAAATGCCTACTTACTAAATAGCCGAAGAACTAAAGATGCCTTCAAATTCGACCAAAGGATTAAAGACTTATGGAAACCTTAGCCGATAAACGAACACTTCTTTCATACTTTGGAGTTACACTTACATTTCCAACTTTCGGTATCCTAGGTATCAATGGTGAAGACTTTAGTAACATTAACTTTGAAGTTGATACTTTAAGCCACAGAGCTATCGTTCACTATTGGCAAATTACCCAAGAAGATTGGAATAACTTTTCAATCTCCAAAGATGATACATTCAATGTCGTTGTTGGTGTAAAGACGTTTAGTTGGAAGATAACACAGAAACCTTTCGTAGATGTTTATGGTTGGGTTAAAATAACTGCAAACTTGGTGAACTTAGTATGATAGACTTAGACCATCTAGCAAATTACTTACAAACAGCTATGGGATTGCCTGTTGAGGTAGCTAATAGACTTTTCCAACAAGGACAGTCTTTTGAACAAGAAACACCAGTCATAGAAGTCTGCTACTCTCGTATAGTCCCTGCTAAAGAGAATGAAATCTTACAAAGTAGTGCAGATGAACTTGATAACCAATGTGTTATGTTTATTGATATAGTTTACGTTGCTCCTATTTACACTGGGGCTGTCTTCACATATCATAAAGACTTACAGAAACTTTGGTATCACCTTCATGCGTACCAACCACAACAGTTTGTATCTACTGAAAATAACTTTAGAAGTTTTACAGCTATAGCTGGAGACTTTATTACGGACAACGGACGTATAATGACCAAGTTAGTCTTTGGCTTTACTTTTGACAATTTACTTAACTTTAACCCATAAGGAGAACCTAATGGCTATTACCGTAAGACTTCCAAAACAAAAGGAAGTAACTATAGTTCCACAAGAACATAAACCCGATGAGAAGTTGAAAAGTGGTAAAGCACCTTTAGCTTCTGAGAAAGAAATTAAACCCGAAGACCTTATTAAGGAGTCTAACTAATGGCTAGTAAAGTACGTTTTACAGAAAAGGCAGTAGCCTTATATGGTGCAGTACAAACAGGTGGTGCAGGTGTACCGAACGCACTATCATCTGCCCATGCACTTGCAGCACTATCCTTATCCTATGAGAATAACATCTCCTCGCAAGAAGAACAGTACATCGGTAATATCATGCAACGTGAGGTTGCTATTACTATCACGGATAAGTATTGTGATGTTAAAGCTGAGACCATTGTTCCACGCTTAGGTAGTTTGTTTGGAAGGCCTATTTATGGTTATGAAACAGCAGTATTAAAGTTCCTTGATAGTGTGTCTTCTGGTACTTTTATCTTTGCTGGTGCAACTATGACTGTTACAGCTTTGGCTAGTCCTAACCAACTAGCAGAAGAACTTGTTGCCTATCTTGGGGGCGGCAGTCCAATGCAGTTACATAGTACCTTTACAGGAACTCCAAACGTAGCTTTTAGCTATGTTATCAATGCACAAGACCCTTCTATTATCTTAGCAACTGCTTTGGTAGCTAATACTAACGTAGCAAGTTTGACATTAGGTGGTTCACAAGTTGCTTTTGCTACATTAGATGTTAATGACCAAACTACTGGAGCTATTAACACTATTCCAATTATTCCTTTCATGGAAGCTTCTAAGTTTCATGCAATTTTGGATTCAGGCTTGTCAATTACTGATGCTTTGTATGATTTGTATAGAAAAGCAGAAGCACAACTACAAGTTGGTTATACTGAAACTAACTGGATTGAAAATGCTTTAGTTAATGCCCAACGCAACGCACAGAAGATGGACTTACTAGACTTAGGCACTTCTGGTAATGCTGCCGTAAGCGCCTTGCTTGCTAACTTAACTTCTGCTAGAGCTGAAACTGCTGACATTATTGCTAAAGTTACTGCAACAAGTGTTGCTATTAAAGAACTGTGGCATAACTTACAGATTAACTTGATTGGAGACCCAACGGGAGCTGCTTTAGTAGTAGCTCTGAAAGCTGACGACTTGATAGTTGATGCGGATGTAGCCTTAATTGACGTAGCAACTTTAGCTACACTGATTAATACAGTTACTTATATCAACGCAATTACCAATAGTAATCCAGCAGTAGAACAAGAATTCCAAACTTTGTTTGACAAGACTCGTGACTTTTACCTGCAAGCAGAAGATAGGGAAGCTAACTTAGCACCTCTCTTAACTACTGGTACTTATGCTGCAAAAACCTACTTGGATGCGGCTAGTGCTGTTGTTCAACCAGTTGGTTTTACTACTGCATCCCTTATTCCTGTAGTAGCTAGTATTGAGTTTACCAATGAGTACGCTAGTAACGAAACTTTAACGCTTCATGTTCGTAAGTCTTCTGACCAATTGGTTGGTACTCAGAAAGTTATTATCGTAACTGATGCTGTTGCTACCCTAGACCTAACACTTGAAGTTGGGCAACGTCCTAAAGTAGCCTTCAACTATCATGGTAATGTTTGGGATGTAGCTAATATTCCAGAATTGGCGTACCCAATCAGCCAACAAAAAGCCGATGCAGCTTATGTTCTGAAAGCAGATACTATCCGTAATGCTAGTTTAATGGAAACAGGTTCTGGTCTTATCTTGAATAATATTTGTTTCTTTAAACTAACTGGAAGCAACTTAGATGGTTTTGAACATCAACGTATCATGACTGGTTGTGAAGATACTTGGGATGTTTCTGCTAAAGCTGGTGAGGTTACAATCACCATCATTGAACCAGAAGCTAATACTAACATTGTTGACCAGTTCAATGCAGAAGACAGTCTTGGTAAAGAGTTCTGGTTTAACTTTAAACAAGACGGTACTAGAGGTAACACAGTTGAAGTTGAAATCACGAAGCTAACACTGAAAGATTATAAACAAACGGCACAGAACAACCGTGCTGCATTTGATTTAGTCTTTGCCTATGGTGGTTATACTAAGATTATGCTTAAATAATCTAACTTTGAAATAAGTTATCTGGGCGGGTTTCTGAAAAGTCTCCCGCCTTTTTATTATGGAGATATTATGCAAATTGTACCTGATTTTATTGAAGTACATTTGAAAGCTAAAGATGCTAATTGGGAAGTTGACTTTGTTATAGCTTTTAAACTCGTAGAACCAAAAACGGCTAGACAAATCTTAAAGAAGTTAATCCAAGCAGACTATAGTAAACAGGTTTCTATCCTATTAAGTAACATTGTTTACGTTGATAAGGTGTCCGATGCCGTAGGAAACTTGACCAATTCCTTTGAAACTGCTATACTAAAGGTGTTGTTAAGTAGCTTCCCTTATTTCAAAGCAATCCTAGCTAACTATGTGTCCATCCTTCAAAATATGGAACATATTAATAGAAAAGGTTTGCAAGAACAAAACTTGTTTGAAATTGGCAAATACCAATATGAACTAGACTATGGGAAGCAAGATACTGAAAGTATGCAGAAAGCTGAAACCGCAGAATTACAAGAAAGCTTAGGGCTTTATATGAATTTTGAGGATGAAGTGGTTACAGAGGTTGTGGAGAAAAAGAAAGAAGAACTTAAGACTTCTAATTTTCCAAACTTATTGATAAAAGCAAATGTTCCTTATCTTAAACTTTATAACGTTGCTAAACTTTATACTAATGAATGGGGTATTTTGAACCCTATTGTTCTTATAGAATTAGCTAAAGAAAATAACCTAAGCCTTACAAATACACTTAGTTTCATACCACTTATAAAAGCTGGATATGATTCTATGAAACCTGATAAATAAATTCTTTGGAGATAGAGATAGAGATGAATACTAAAAAAGAAGCACTAAAAGAACTAGCCGAGTTACATGAAGAACTTAAAGTACAACCTAAGCCAAGTAATGCCTTAGAAGTTGAAGTCCTAAAACTACGCTTACAGATAATTGAAACTGCTTTAACTAATCTACCACAAATCATTTAAATAAACTCTTTGGAGATAATCATGCAATACTCATTAGCCTTACAAACCCCTACCGTAATCATTGATGTTAAAGTTAAGGACAGTTCTGGTAAAGGGGATAACTTACAAGTAGAGTTCAAACGCTATCCTATATTAGAAGCTAATAAAATCTTAGCTGAGTTTGATAAAATAGCAGAAAGCAATCAAAAGACTTTAGAGGATATGAAAGATAGTAATCAAAGTATCTGGGAGAGTTCTGTAGTAAATGAAGCTACAGATGTTAAAGAGTTTATTCGCAAACATATAGTAGATTTTAAGAATGTTCGTGGTCAAGAGGACTCTGGTAAGACTATTAAAGTTACTTCTGTACAAGCTCAAGGTGACTTAGATAAATACTTTGAATTACTATGGGCTTCATTCCCATACAGAGATGCGTTACGTTCTGCTGCTTTAAGTGCTATCCAGAACACTGCTAGTAATTCATAGTTTCCTCGTGTGATGTTTAAGGGAGTAGTTAGCTACTCCCTCTTTTTTAATACCTTTTGGAGTTCTTTATTATGGCTGAGTCTAAAATAACCTATGTACTAGCCTTGGATGTTACCAAAGTAACAGAAGGTTTTAAAAAGGTACAAGAAGTTGAAGCTGTGCTTAACAAGAACTTACATGTTCTATCAACTGATTTAGGAAAAATAGGCGAAAGCACTTGGATTGCTAAAGCTTTCGGAGGCACTGCCAATGCTAACCAGAAAGTTTTAGAGTTAGCTAAGGCTATGCAAACTTTAAAAGAGACTGCTAGTAGAGATTATGCCGCTAGAGCAATTCATTCACAAGACATTGTAGCCTTACTGACTAAAGAAAAAGTAGCCTTAGAATCCCTTAGAAAAGCTGCACTTGGTCAAACTCAAAAAGGAACTTTCTCACAAGGTCTAGCTGATGCTAGTAAGTCTATCACAAATATCCAACAACAAATAGATTACCATGATAAGTTAGCTAAAAGTATGGAGAAAGAACTCTATGCTTTAGAAGAGATAACTCGTAAGAAGAAGTTGTTAGCTGAGATAGACCAAAGAGCTAGAAAAGTGTCTGCTACAGAGACTATGACAAACCTTTTAACAAAAGCTCCTAAAGTTAGTAATTGGAAAGCTTCTGATATTCTTACCGCAAATGAAGTAAAGATTCTTGAGACTAATGTACAAAGGGTTAAGGATGCTGTTAGTAAACTAACTGAGAAGAATCCTATACAACAACCAAGTTTCAAAGGAGCTACTCATGAATTAGACGGAATGGTCTTTGGAACTGCTAAAGCTCTTAATAGCTATAAATCAAATCTTAAAGAAGCAGAAACTCTTTTAACCAACTTCTACAAAAAACAAGAAGATTTAAGATTAGCTAATGCAAGTAAAGCTATTCAACTTCCACAACTATCTGGTCTTAAAGCTTCTGAGTCTATTTTTGCAAACAAAGAAGTTATGCTTACGCAAGAAAAGGCTTTCATAGCTAAACAAGAAGCAACTGATAATGCTTTGTACAATAGCATGAAGAAAGCTATTGTTAATCAAGCTAGTTTGGAAACAGAGAAACAAACCTTACATAAACAAAGTATTCAAAATGAAATTGCTAGAAGAGCAGAGCTAGTTAAACAAATAGAACTTACTACACAAATATCTCAGAAATTCTTTACTAAGCAGACTACACCTAGTCAATATGACCCAAGTAAGTCTCCTTTTGCTTCTGCTAGTTTTAAACCTTATATAGCCGACTTACAAGCTTTAGAAGCTGAACATAACAAGCTAGGTAAATTAGCTTGGGAAGCTATCCAAGCAAAGGGTAGGGAAGTTTCTGCTGAGAAAACTCTTATTAAAGAACTTGATATTGAGATAGCTAAGAAACAGCAGTTAGCTGCTGGTACTAAGAAGTATATTGACCAACAAATGTTAGGGGCAAGACCAATTGGATTGCCTACTGCTAAAACCTCTGCTTTTAAATTATCAGAAGATACATCAATGTTTGGTACAAAACTGGGAGATTCCTACTTTGCCAAACAAGCTAAACTTTCAGAAGAAACTTCTATACAACGTAAAAAAGATGAACAAGAGTTAGCTAATTTCCTTCTTAAACAAGAAGAAGAGCTACTAGCAAAGATGCGTTCACGTTGGAATACCTTTGCAAATGAGCAAAAACAGTTTGAACAAGCTGAGTTAGCTAGGGTTGCAAAGTTAGCTACAGATGAGTTAAAAGTTAAGGGACAAGCTTTAACTGCTTATAACCAAGCTATATCAAATAATGCAAACGCAATGAAACAAATGTTTCAGGCTAATTCTAAGTTACATAGTGATGCTCTAACACTTAATGCAGCTTACGATAAAACTTCTGCTAAGATTCAAACTCTAATAGATAAACAAAATTCACGTCTAAGAAGTATTGAAGCTACAACTAAAGCAACTAAAGAGGAACGAGATGCTACTATTAAAAGTTTACTAGCTAGAAAAGACTTGGAAAGGCTTTCTCAAATCACACAACAATCCCTTGCGTCTGCGAAACTTATCTCAGACAACCAAGTTCGTTTAGCTAGTGAAACCTCTTCACGACAACAACAAATAGAACAACAAAGAATCAGTTGGGCAGAATCAGCTAAACTTTCAGCTATTCAGAAAGTAGAAGCTCAAAATCTTGCCTCTATTAAACGCATAGAAGCCGCTGATAAAGCTAGAATTGACGCAACTATAGCCAGAGAACAACAAATAGCAGCTCATAAAGCTTCTATGTTGCAAACTGCTAAAGGTGGTATCTATGATGGGGCTTCTTTTAGTGGCGTAGCTAAGAACGCTTCTACGGGTAGTGCTGCAGACCTGAGAGCTACAGCAGATAAGCAAACAGGACTTATCAAAGGAATGTATGAGACACAGACTGCCTATAACCAAAGAGTTAAGGAAGCTATTGCTTTACAAGAAAAACACAAAGAAAAATTAATAGACTTAGATAAAGTCCATAAACCTTTCCTAGAACGTATCTTTGACCTAGTTGTTGGTTATAAACTTATCAATGCGGCTGTTAATACATTCACAAATGCACTGCGTAGTGTACCAGAAGCAGGTTTACAATTTGAAACTACCTATGCAACCTTAAAGGCTGTATTCAGTGTAACTACTAAGGTAAATCAAGAACTTAAATTCCTAGATGAACTAGCTCAATCTGCTGGTATCAGTATCGACACCTTACGTTCAAGTTTTGTAGACTTTGCTGCAAGTGCTAAGTTCTCTGGTGAGAAAGTAGAGAACATTCAGGAAATCTTTGCTAACATTTCAAAAGCTGGTATGGTTCTCCATCTTCCAGCCGATAAGATGAAGAGTGCCTTTACAGCATTGAACCAAATGTATGCAAAGAATCAAGTAATGATGGAAGAGTTGAAACGTCAGTTGGGTAATCAACTACCTGCGGCTGTTAATATCTTTGCACTTAGTATGGGGAAGACAACTAGGCAGTTAATGGATGACATGAAGAAAGGTTTGGTAGTTCCGAAAGAGACTATTCTTAACTTCTCAAGAACCTATGCGGCTATGTTTGCTGACCCCGCTAGTTTGGAGTACGCAAGTCAAGGTGTTAATGCACATATTCAAAGGTTATCAACTGCTTGGACTAACTTTGCCACTAGGGTTTATAAAGAATCACAAGGAGCTATTAAAGGTGGCTTAAGCATAGCTACTGCCGCAATAGATTTTCTAACCAAACATATGACAGGTTTAGCAAACATTACTGTAGTAGCTGGAGTTGCTTTAGGAGGTGCTTTAATAATGCACTTAGGTAAAGCGACAGTTGCGTATATGCAAGCTAGTAAGGCTGTTATTGCTTTTGCGGCTGCACAGACTACTATGTTGGGTACAAGTGTAGCTGTAAGTGAACTGAGTCTATGGCAAACTATTAAAAACTTTACTACAGGAGCTTTAGCAGCTATACCACCTTGGGTTAAGTTAGTTGCCATTATTGGAACTGCTATTATGGTTCTTAAAGACTTAGAAGTTGGGACTACAAAAGTTATATCCTCAATGGATAAGCTAGATGGTAAAGCTACAGAAGTACAAAGAAGTATTACTGTTGGTGATGTAGTATTGGGAAGTTGGGACTTATTAACTGAAAAGGCAGAGAAATACTGGAATCTTGTTAAGGAAAATGTACTAACACCTATATCTAAAGATATAGAAAGGGAAAGGCTTATTGCTAGTGGTGGTAAACAACCTAAAGAGTCTTTAGCAAGTCAAGCAGGTAGCTTACTTCAAAGGGGTTTTCCTATAGCAACTGCTGTTGTTAAACTCTCTTATAATAAAGCAGAGCAAAAAGCCCAACTAGAAGCTACCGCCGAAGAAGCTGCTAGACAAACAGAATATGTTAATGAAAAAGTTAAGGAAGCTTTACTAGCTGGAACTACTGGAACAGTAGAGCAGACTATGGAAGGTATGAATAAGACCGTTACCATAGCCTTACAACGTATCACAACTGAATTTGATATAGCTACACAAAGACTTCAAGGTCAAACTTCTTTAAGAGTTAAAGAACTTCAACTAGAGATTACTAAAGTACAGTCTCAAGAAGCTTTAGGAACTATTACAAAAGGCAAAGCCCTATCACAAACTAAAAATCTACAAGATGAAATTTATAAAGCTAACAAGAAAGCTTTAGCAGATGAAAATGCCTTACTTAAAGAACAACTTCATAGAGTGGAACTTGTTGGGGATGCTAAGTTAGAAAACTCAAACCAAGCTAAACTAGCGGCTACGCAAGAAGCTAAATTATTTAAACTTAGAGAAGCTAGGGCTAACATAGTTGGAATTTTACCAACACTACAAGGAAGTCCTTATAGTGATAAGAACGCCGCAGAAAAAGCTTTAGGTTCTGGAACAGTTTCACAAGAACTAAAAACTAGAGCTGTAGAGGAATGGAATAAGGCTAATCCTACAAAACCACTTTTCGATAAGATAGATGTTACAAATACAGCTATCATTGAACAAACTAAAGCATTAGATAAAGCTAGAGATGAATATGCTAAAATAACCACAGAACATAATGCGTTGCAATTGCGTGTAGCAGAGGGAACTACTACTTCCAATGATTTCTTAAAAAAGATTGCTACTAATACTGACCCTAGTAATGTACAACAAGTAGAAACTACTACGTTAAGTACAGCAGGACTTTCCAATACTACTGCAACGGATTCGGCTAAACAAGCCATTGACTTCTTTATAAGTAAAGGTTGGAAACCAGCTCAGGCTATGGGTATAACTGCAAGTTTACAAGCTGAAAGTGGTTTTAACCCATCTGCTATAGGTGATGGTGGTCAGGCTTATGGAAATGCTCAATGGCATCCAGATAGACAAGCTAACTTTGCTAAAGCCTTTGGTAAGTCCATAAAAGGAAGTTCCCAACAAGAACAATGGGCTTTTGTTGATTGGGAGCTTAAGAATACAGAAGCTAGGGCAGGTGAGTTACTTAAAGCAACTAGCACTGTAGCGGATGCCGTCAACGTAGTTACTGCTTCTTATGAACGTCCTAAGTATACTACTAAAGACCAAGCAGTTAGACGTGATATTGCTAAGACCTATCTACCTTCTGCTGGTTATGTTAAGTCGGGTGCAGACCCCATTGCCCAAAATGCTTTAGAGATTCAACGTAAGTTGGAAGCTAATGTTCAAAAGGGTAAAGAACAAGATATTGAGAAACAACAGGCTGATGTTGAGTCCGCTAAAGCAACTTTATTAGCTAGTTTAGCAGATACTAAAGCAACTTTACAAGCGTCATTACAGCTTACTAAGACACAAAAGGAAACAGAACTAGCTAAACTAGATAATTCAGTAAGCCCCTTAACAGAGAAACAGCGTTCAGCTAAAACCTCTGCTATTAATATAGATTACGAAACTAAGTTACTCCCACAAATAGATGCTTTAATTAAGAATACCAAAGATACACTTGGAAGAACTGTAGAGGAAGCTACTAAGTTAGGACTTTCTGCTGAAATAATAGGTCTGGAAAAGGAACGAGCTGGTCTATCTGCCGAAGTCCTAAAAGACAAAGCTACTATGGAACTTAATAAGATTCTCCCACTGCAAGATGCTTTAGCTAGAAGACAGTTTGAGATTCAGAAGTCTCTTGAAGAAAGTCTAGGAATCTATAATGAGAAAACTATCTTACAGCAACAAGACCTTAATAATGAAGAACTTATTAAACTTGTTTACCAAGAGAAACTACGTTTGGCTGATAAGAATAGTGGACTTACTGCGGAAGAAGTTACTAAGAATACAGAACTTCTAGCTATAATGGATAAACAAGTTAAGCAACTTAGCCAAGTTGAACTTATGAAGGCTAGATTAGCTAAAGCAGAGGAAACTACAGGGTCTAAAGAAGGATTAGCCCAAGCTAAGCTAGCTAATACTGACGTAGTTCGTTTTGGTAGCGGTGGAAGATTCTCAGAAGCTATGGCTAAGGAAGCTTGGGCGAAGCAGAGTGGTGCAGCTCTGAAAAATACCTATGATTCAGAACTTTCTTATAATAAGAAACTTCAAGAAACTTCTACTGGGTCTGAACTAGATAAACTTCAAACTAGAGCTGAGGAGCTAACTGGTAAACTTAATGAGTTAAAAACTGCTAAAGATGCCGTCTTTGAACAGGCTTCTAAAGAAACTATAGACTCGATAGGTAATGCCTTTGTAGACTGGGCAAATGGAGCGCAAACAGCTAGGGAAGCTTTCAGGAATGTAGCTATAGACTTCGCTAAAATGGTTCAAGAGATTCTTATGAATGAACTTAAGATGATGGCTATGAAGGGTGTAATGAGTTTAATCTCTGGAGGTATTGGCGGTATGTCTGGCGGTGGAAGCCTTGGCTCTACTGGTGCAACTTCTGCAATAGGTATCGCTGGTTTTGCAACTGGCGGTGATGTTCGCGGTACTGGTACTGGAACTTCTGATAGTATTCCTTCTGTTGTACCAATTGGTAGCTATGTTCTTAATGCGAAGGCTTCTGCAAAGGCTAAGAAGGCTCGCCTGATTAAACTAAGTCATGGTGAAGTGGTAATAAGTCCAGAGCAAGTAGCACAACTTGGACTTGATAATCTAAATACAATGAACACGCAAGGTTATGCAACTGGTGGTCTTGTAGGAGGTACTGCCACTTCCAGTTCTGCTAAACCAACTGGTAAGAACTCCAATGTCTACAACATTAATGTAGCTGTTCCAGAAGGTACTTCTAACCCACAACAGTTTGGTAAAGATACTGGGGTGGAAATCTACAAGGCTATTGCCCGTGAGGAAGCTAAGAAGGAACTTAACAGATACAATAAGATGAAAACTGGAGGACACTAAGATGCTAGCAATGCCCTTACCATGTAAAATACTTAAAAACCAGTCTAGTAACGCAGTTGTAGACGTAGTGACATTTGGGCAGGTTTCTAAAGACATCCACAGTCTTAATCCACATAGTCTTGGGGAGGTTGTGGACTTTGAATGGGGTAATTTAACCTACGCAGAGGTGCAGAGTATGGAAACTATCTTCCGAAGTGCTAAAGCTACTGAGCGTTTCACCTATGAGTCGGCTCGTTACCTCATGGAAGAGGGTTTTACCATAACTGTTCAAGGTAATAAGCCAAAAATACAAGCATCTTTCAGGAAAGTCCGATGACCGTTTATATACTACCATTTGCTAACAAACTGTCTAGCAGTTATACTAAGAAAGTTAGCTTTACTAACAAAAGTTGTAAGGCTAACAATCAATACGTCCGTAAGATAGGTGTTGGAGTTGACAATAGTCAGACAACTTATGACCTTAAGTATATTGGATTAACAGAAGTTGAGCTTGCTGAGGTGGAAACCTTGTTCAGTGTGCAAGCACTTGGGGACTTGGTGAGCTTTAAGTCGCCGATAGATGCCGTCGTTGGCTATTATTTCAAGCCAACAGCTTGGAGAAAGAGTAGGTACTATAAAATCTTAGCTAATAACACAAGAGTTAAGGTCTATGATATGGAGTTTACTTTAGTTGAGGGCAATCGCCTAGCTAATGTGCTAATACCTATTGACCCAGTACCGACTTACCTAGTAAACGTAGCTACTACAGATGTATACGAACCATATAACCTTGCTTGCTCAGTTGCAACTTCAAATGTACCTGATGGAACTACCTTATACTGGACAATACACAATATAACTACAAGTTCTACTGATGTTACACCACAATCAGGTGCAATTAGTATAACATCCTCCAGTGCAAGTTTCTTTGTAGGGATAGTTGCTGATGCTTTGATTGAAGGTGTAGAGACTTTTCAAGTTCAATTAAGAATAGGCGGAACTACTGGTGGTGTAGTTGCAGTAAGTCCAGTTGTGTCTGTTCGTTCTGAGCTAGTTGCAAAACCATCCCTCCTCCTCCACTTCGCCTCCCTCCCTCCCCTTGACTCCTCCACCTCCCCAATAACCCCAACCATTACCACAACAGGAACTCTATCCCTAACCACAGGTGTCTTTGGCAACTCTGCAACAGCCCTAACTGACGTTCTAATCTATGCAATGCCAACTAGCTTTCCTGAATATGGGGACTTTACATACCGTCTACGATACCGCTCTGACGGCAGAGCTTACACCCCAATAATAGGTTCTGATGGACATAGAACACTTCTTATAGTAAGAAACGGGTCGTATTGCCTAGGTAATAGCGAATTTGATTATACCAACACTGGAATAGCACCAGCTACGGTAGGGTTTGATGCTATATCTGTAGAACGTAAAGACCTTCTCCTATACTTTTACTTAAATGGTACATTAGTAGCAACGCATCCATGTATAGACTATATCTATGGTGAACCTATAGAACTTGAACTCCGCTTAGCAACCATCGACGAATTCGCCTACTTCCTCTCCACTGCCCTAGCTGCCCCAGCCGCTAGCTACACAGTTGAGACAACCCCTTATTAGGTTCACCTTGGCACATGGAAGTGCCTATCT